CGTCGTATGTTTTATAAAACTCTCTACAGTCCCTAACATTACCGGGATGAACTTCTTCTACAACTTCGCCACTTAATGTTCTATACTTAGAATCTTTTTTTGATTTTACAAATAGTGTAGGAAAAAATTCATCCCTATGTTCATATCGTTTTCCATTATCAACTCCACGAACAAGGAACTGATTTCCAATCAACTGAACATTAGTATAGAAACGCATTTACTTAATAAGATCCTGGTATTTTTCAAGTAGGGTTGGTGTTGGATCTGCAAGAGTTAAAATCTTATCAGAACTCATCATAAAAGTATCTTCTCTGGTATACCCACACAGAAAAGGTTCTAGTGTTTGTTGTTCAGTAACTGTATATGGAGAAGTTAGTTTACAATCAGGTTCTCCAACATCAGCACCAACTTCTTCAATCTGACTGATCAGAATCTGATTGTTCATCAGCACTATCAGTTTCGTTATCTTTTCCATGGTTAATTACGTCTCTGAGATACATTTCTTTTAGGTTATCAACTGGTTCTACCATAGTCACAAGCCAATCTGCAGGTACTGGAATCTTACTATCCTTAGTAAGAACCATCCAAGGATAAAGAGTAATCTCAACTCCAGGTTTATCATCCTCCTGCATATTTGGTTTAATGAGTTTGACTACACATGGTTTAGTCATGTAGTAACCAATCACTCTATTCTCTACAACCATCTCTTCAATATCAGAAATGATGTCTTCACCAGACTTCAGTAGGGCAAGTTTAATTGTCATGATTTTTAGTTTCCTCCAAACATTCTATCAATAAAAAAGAGGGGAGTCAACTGGATTTGGCCAGTATCCCCTCTGTCTGCGACGACGATATTCAATTATATTTAGAACCAGTCTTTTCTCTGATGATGCTGAGGAACAACTCTACCTAGCGAGATGCTTAAAAGCCCATCTTCAAAAGAAACTGATCTAACTTCCGTGTCGTCACTGAGCGTCCAGGAACGTGTAAACGACCGTTGAGCCAGACCTTTGTGCAGATACGTTGTTTCCGTTTCTTTATCCTCTTTCTTACCCTCAATAATGAGTTTACCATCTTGTGTGTATACATTGACTTCCTTCTTACTGAATCCTGCCAATGCAATCTCCAACAACGATTCTACATTGCTAAGTTGTACAAGATTATATGGCGGATAATTAGTGCTGGTTTCGTGTAAATCGAACACTCTATTTAGGTACTCATTCATACCAATGCTATTTTTGGAGATCTTATCCAAAAGAACAGGAAGATCTGCCGCAGCATAACGTGCGATGTTTGTCATGATAGTAGCTCCTTTAAAAGCGAGTTTGTGTTTTGTGGACCCCTAAGGCATCCTCATATATTTATAGCACAAGATACAAAAAAGAGGTATGGGGTAAACCACACCTCTTGTAAGTTCCGACTTTTGAAGCGACCGCACGAAAGATCGCAACATTATTTAGATGATAAAGTTTTGAGTGGAAATATTATCTGGATTGAAAAGGAACTTACGATAAACACCAGATGCTTTCAGACTAGCATGGTTCAATCGTGCAGGTTCCATGTTAAGTTCGATTTCTCCATTAGGTTTCTTGAGAATTCGATCAGCAGCAACGCAAAGCAACATGTAAATGATGTCAGTGCGACCTGCATTACTACCGAAAACAAAGAATCCGTCTGTCAAGAATTCTTGGAAATCTGTCGCCAGTCGTGAATGTGGGGGTTCACGAAGAATCTTATCAGAAAGGAGATCAAGGAAGTTTTCAGCACCTTCGCGCTCACCAATAGAAATCATCAGTGCAGCCCATGCAGAAAAAGTACGCTTCCAGGGATCAAACTGACTAACTTCGTCAAAGAAACCATCTACAAGATTAAGTCCTTCGCGAATATCTTCACGCCAGTACTCCCACTGAGCAATAGCATTCTTCATGGTGAGTTGTTCACCTTGACGACGCTTCAGCAGTTGACGGAGAGTACTAACTTCTGCTGGTTTTGCAGACTTGTCCTTACGTTGAATTTCATCTTCAGGACGACGTGGTTTTGCAGGAGCAACGTTGGTAAAGCAGTCGAGTTCTACACCAAGAACAACAACCATAGGAACACTTACACCTTCAGCAATAATAGCATGAAGTCGATGTTGCCCCTCTGTAATATTTCCTTCTACATTGAAAGTAAGAGGTTGACCATCTCGCAGCCACCCATCTTCACGAATACTCTTGGCAATCTTGTTAACCTGAGAATTCGTTACCTTTCGATTATCCTTATTATGATGAATCAGAATATACTGAGCCATTTCAGGAGTAATCTCCATTTCAAAAGCACGAATTGTACCTGTGATGGGATTGAATCCCAAAATGTTTGAGTCAGTCATAGTAGTCATTTGTTCAGCAACCTTTGAACGTTTACATGAGTATTATACAGGATGATCAGTGATCTTGTCAAAGACCAACCTGTCTCCAAGAACCAGAACCATCAGATCTAATGTCCTCTGGTGTGGTCTTTGCTTCCAACCATACCACGGCTTTTTCTTTCCAGGATATGGTGGCGTCTGACCAACATGGTAGTATTGGTCAGCAGTGATATCATACACCTTATCAGTGGTAGTGTCAACAAGCCACCAGTGCGAGCAATCGTGATAATCAACTGCAGTTCTCTGTTCAAGAACATCCGTGTCCATCAGGTAGAACAGAGCTTGTGAAGAGTGATAGCAGTGACCAAACATAGGATTGGTCGCATTCTCCTCACGGTATTTTTTTGTAATTAGTTCTGGTGTGAGATTACCAGCAATAGAATCCATGACTGATTCAATCTCAGTCATGGGATATGGATTAAAGGTTAACGTTCTTGTTTGAAATATCTTTTTATCTTTATAACGATGCCTTTCAATTGTTTTCATTCTCTTGAGATTTGCCCTTTTTTCCAATGTTGTATTTCTGCTCAAGAATCCAATCGGACTTATCCTTATATGCAAGAACCTTAATTTGATTTAAGGGTGCAATATCAGCAACAGAGTCTGGATTCACGACGGAGATAAGTCCCCAATCAGCCAGAAGACGAGCAATGCGATTACGGCGCTGCACATCATTAACAGTAAGATTAGCATGTTTTCCATCAAGTGCAAATAGTTCTTTAAAATGCACAATATAATATCTTCCCTGCTTGTGCAGGATATGACACGATTGATAGAGTTTCTTCTCTTTACGAGATGCCACTCCAATGCGTGTCAATGTTTCACGTACTTTCAAGAAATCATCAGGTTCATTGAGGAGCACCTCTACCATTTGATCTTGAGACCACTGTACTGTAGGTTCAACCATAGCACTCATTTTGTTCCTCCAATGTCAAGTCGTTGTTTAATAAAATTGAGTTGTTCTTGTGTAAGAATTTTAAGAGCCTGAGATGCCTTTTCATTACTATAACCATAGTATTTTTTGACACATTCTAAGTCTTGGACTTTGTCCTTACGGAGCCAAGGAGAGAATCTCTTCTTTTTCCTCAGACTATTTAGATAAAAAGAATATTGCATATCTTTATCAAGAAAGTTATACTTATTCATTTCATTTGCGAACATGACACAATCAAGGTGCCCAGACAAACAACGATTAACGATGTATGGAGGATAAGAGCTAATGTCTTCACTTAAGTCTTCTTTATTGAAATTAATCGAGTTCAACCAATCTTTAAGTTCCATTATCTAATAATTTGAATATCATCGTCATCAGTCCAAAGTTCAACCTTTGTTCTGAATCTATCTTCTGCTTTTAGTTTTTCATATCTCTTAGTCGCTTTCTTCTTCCACCAGGAGATAATATTCTCAAGATAATACTTATCCCAGTTAGGACCACGAACTAATTCTTCTTGTTCACCAAGAATCACTTCACGAACATTTGAATAACCATATTCACAGAAGTAAGTTCTCTTCTTCTGAGTGAGAGACAATGCAGTTCCTATCACTGAATTGAACTGATCAAGTTTCTCACTTAGTCCATATTCCTTCAGAGAATTACGAGTGATAGAAATCATCTTTGTCTGCCTCTTCATCTTTTTAGAAGATGCTTTCTTGTCAGTCAAAGGTTGATTATTATTCCATACACTAAATCGATCATGAAGACGATGAAATACATCATCATGAAGGAGAGGGAGGAACTTACTTTCAGTCAATCCCTTATATCGCATGAAGGGTTTAAGGCCATCATACTGTGAAGCATCTGTAGTAGACCCATACAGAGAGGTCGTCTCAAAGAGAGCAATATCCTTCTCAAAGACCTCGTTAAGCGTCTCACGGGCGAAGTGAGAGCAGCACAGCAATGCAAGGAGTTTGCCTCCAAGATAGTTGTATCCAAAGGGTTGAGAAGGCACAATCACAAATCCCATAGCTGCATGGCGATTGAAGATTGAAAGGTTAGGTGCTTGACCCAACCAAATATTCCTTGGTTTAGAATTAATAGTAGGAGATCCAAAACGAATGAATCCCAAACAAGTTTGAGTATTCTTCTCGAAGATCATCCAACGCAATTCTCTGCCAGGAATATTACTCTCGTTGTTATGAGAAGATACTGCTCTCAGCAAATTACCATAGTGTTCCTGAGGAATAGACTGCTGAAACCTATTCCCAACAAACTTAATATCAAACTCCATCTCCTGAGGATGAATATCCTCATTGAAGAATTCGTCATGAAGTGGTGCAAGAGAGCTTGTAGATTTGATTACTTCTTTTTTCACAAAACGCAGATAATCCTCAATGTTTCCCATGTGGGAAAAATACTTGATAAACTCATCTGCTGCCCAAATGGCATCATCACTAGATATAATCATCAATAAAATTTAGGTTCATCATTAGGTGTTGCATGGAGAAGAACTCCATCAACTTTATCCATCAAATCTAGCATACTTCCATGCATGAGACGATATCCATATCCAACGTATAGTTGTCCAAAGAATACTGTTAGTGCCATAAATGCCCAGAAGTAGTAGTACGTTCTGGATTTCTTTTGTCTAGGGGTTTTCATTTGAATTCACACTCCACCATAATTTCGGTTAAACATGCCAACATATTTATCTCCTGATCCGCAACAAATGCCATTTGATACTGATACTTAGCCAGAGTAAGCACAGCAGCAGGAATACTATTCGGAACCATGGAATCATAACAAGCATCGTAAATACGACGCAATAGAACAGAAGTATCGTTATCCAGGTTATTGACAACCCATTTACGTACTTCGGGAAAATCTTTTTCCTTAAGTTTCTTAACCAAGTCATTTACTTTTACATCACTAAAGGTTGCAAGAATGCCTGAGTCAATCTGACCACTTGAAGAGTAACGCTGACATTCATTAAGAACACGTCTCCAGTCAGGGAAGTGCTTATTGATAAGTTCTACCAGGACCTTGTTATCATATTCAACACTTTCTGTAGCCAAGATTTCTTGGATACGTTTGAAGAACTGTGCTGCGAGTTGAGGTTTGTTTTTGGAATTGGTGGAAAAATCAATACACGCGCACCTGGAGTGGAGGGGTTCAATGATTTTGTTTTTGAAGTTGCAGGTGAAGATAAATCTGCAGTTGCCACTAAACTCCTCAGTAAACGCCCTAAGGAGGAGTTGTACATCATTGGTTGTGTTATCTGCCTCATCGATGATGATGACTTTGTGTTTTGCAGTTGATGCAAGCGAAACGGTCGAAGCGAAGTTTTTCGCAGTGTTTCGGACAGTATCCAAGAATCGTCCTTCATCGGATCCATTGATGACATAAACATCTACTCCAAGTTCGTTACAGAGTGCTTTTGCTACAGTAGTCTTTCCACACCCTGCAGGTCCTGCTAGGAGCAGATTAGGTACTTCCCCTTTATCTAGGAAGTCTTGAAAAGTCTTCTTGATATTATCAGGAAGAATACAATCACTAATAGTTTTGGGTCGATACTTTTCAACCCAAAGAAATTCATCACGACTCATAATTATACCCAATCAGGTTTTCGTTCAGGGATACGCAGATAATTATCGCACACCCAAGGTTTAGATGCAATGTACATCTTATATTTGTCAAAGATGGATATTGAAGTATCCAACTTAAACTCATCAGGCCCTGCAAAGACAAAGGGTGTAGGTTCCTTTCCACTACGACCTTGAGGATCTGCTGTAGGAAGGATCTCCTTCGCTGCTAGGAGGGTCTTATGGCACGTATGTGCCTTTCCATATCGAGCAGTGTACTCGTCACACATAGCAAGTCCATGAGCAAGCAACCACTGCCAATTCATAACAAAAGAGTTTGCCCAAATAGTACAGGGATGATTGCGAAAAGCACCCTTCTCAGTTGCATAGGCAGTGCCATCTGCTCTGGGAAGAGTGCCAAATCCATGACCCCATTTGTCCGAACATACAATAGCAAGCATCTGACAAGTCTCTAGAGGCATCTTAACGATGTGCTTGTCAGGAAGGACTACTGCTGATTTCCAAGGACTAGGATCAGTAACAAAGATATTCATTCAAAGAAACTGCATCAGGTATTCTACACCCCATTTTAGTGTCTCAGGTGGCATGTCGTCAATATTTTCCTCCAATGTTTTCATACCCTTAATGATCCTAGGAAGACCACAGGCCTGTGCAGTTGCTTTGGAAATTTCCATAAACTCAGCATATGCTTCATCATCTCCAAACTTTACTCCACGAACATACAAATCCCTCGCCTCATGCATGAGTTTTTCTGTTTCAGGAGCAAAGGTAATAGTTTCTTCTTTCAGAGGAATCCTCATACGTTTGATACACCCCATACTAAATTTCATAGCACGTCGCGTATCCTCAATAGAGAGTTTGTATGAAGCGTTATCTCTGTGTGCGTATTGAATGATTCCATTCGTACATTCCATCACACGAAGAACAGCGATTTTATCCAGTTCTTCCTCAGGAAGATCGCTATAGATTTGTTTCCAATCTTTCATGATAATAGTTTACTGAAACTGATAGCTAGAAGAAATCCTAGCATAATGACAATATCCCAAGACTTTGTTTTAGCAAAATATGGGATTGAAATAGTGTCAGCAATGACATTCATTACGACACCAGCAAGAACATTAACGTGTAAAACAACGAAGTAGGCAGCGATAACTGTAATGCTACCTACAATTCTCATTCTAGTGAGTGTTTTCATCCAAAGGTTGAATCAGGTTCAAGTGCAATGTAATATGTCAGATCATGATTCTTACTGGTGAAGCGAGACAGAAGTTTCTGAGAAACAACAACCTCATAAGTTCCAGGAAGAATTTTGATATTCTCTACTTTGAAGTTGAAAGAGAATTCAGATTCAGTTTCACCAACAACGATAGAGAAGTCATTAGAAGTATCGTTCTTCTTATCACGAACAACAATCTTGACAACACCATTCTCACCAACTGCAGAGAGATCAGGGAGTTGATATACAGCAGATGCTTTCAACAGTTTATCAAGTTGTTCAGTACTCAACTCAAAAGACACATCCTCGCTAGGAAGATTGATTGCCTTTTCAGGAGGAGTAACGATCACATTGGGATCAGCGAAGAAATACTTAGAACGCATTTTACCTTCGCGAATCACAACATAACCATCATTAGCGAAGTCCAGTTCAGGGCTGGCATGAAGTGTCAGTCCATTGAGAAATTGATTCAAATCATAGATACCAAAGTCCCTAGAAAACTCTTCATTGATTGTTGCTTCAGCGAGAATGTTCTTCATCACACTGATAGTGCGGAGTTTATTCCCCTCTTTGAAAAGAATAGACTGGTTGATAGAGGAGAAGTTTTTAAGTACAGAAAGAGTTTTATCAGAAAGTTTCATAGGTTCCCTTAGTTTCATTATGAAGTCCAGCAAAGTGATAGAGAAGGACACAATAGTGAATTGCCTTCAAAATATCTTGCTTTGACTTACCATTTTTCTTGCCAAAGCGAGAAAGATATTTAATCGCATTGGATCTGCAGAATGGCTCTGCATCACCAATACCTTCAATTAGATCAAGAGTCTGAGTTTTAGAATCTTGAGATGTGTAGTGAGATTTATATGTTGCGGAGAGGTACTCACGAACCTCTTTCATAGTTTTATCTTCTTCGTACTTCCAGAATCCATTTCGAGAAAGAGAATCTAGATTGAGATCAATTTGATCTTCAGGATTACATGGCATGTCAGTAAAAATAATGTTGTCGTCGGTTTGTAGACTATAAGTTAAACCATCATAATTGACAGAATAACCATCTAGTTTAATTGTATCATCAGACATTGTTAGTTCATCGTATAAAAAGGACCAAGAGTTTCCCATATTCTATCAAATAACTTCTGACTGGTCAATGGGATTGTAGTTCTTCATCTCATCTTCGTCAAGTGAAGGGAGGTTGAAGTCAGCATCCACTTTATCATACAGTTCCAGGAATGCTTGCTTAGTTTCATCATCGAAACGATTCACACAGACACCAATTGCTTTTGCCTTGTCACCAAAGATGCTATATGCCTTCACAATGTGAACCAGGCGACGAGTGCTGATGATCTCCTCAATGCCACCATCATAGAAGGTCTTGCGAATGATGTCAGCCCAGTCAGCAAGACGCTTGTAGAAATCAGTTTCAGCAAGACCAAGTTGAGCTCCAACCCTGTAGAGAATTTTGTATTCAGTAGCAGCAGTAGGATACTCCTGCTCAAAGGTCACAGGGAAACGCTCCAGGAACGCTTCGTTCAGCACATTGGTGCCAATGAAGCGACCATCGTCAGAACCCTTACCCTTGGTGTTAGCAGTGGCAATGACGTTGAATCCAGCAGATGGTTGGATAAACTTACCAATCTTCTTCAGGAAGACTCCTTTTCCTTCAAGGATCGATTGAAGGCAAAGAATTTTGTTGGAAGCCAGGTCAATCTCGTCAAGCAGTAGAATCGCACCGCGCTCCAGGGCTTCGATGACTGGACCATTGTGCCAAACGGTCTCACCATTGACAAGACGGAATCCACCAATGAGGTCATCTTCATCAGTCTCTACCGTGATGTTGACGCGGATGAGTTCGCGACCCAACGCTGCACACGCTTGCTCAACTGTGAACGTTTTGCCGTTTCCAGAGAGACCAGTAATGAACGATGGATAGAAAATACGGGACTCAATAATTTTTTTAATATCACCGAAATTGCCAAACTTGACGAAGGAATCATCTTTACGTGGGATAAGGTTTTGTTGAATTGCAGGCATAGCTGCAGGAGAAGTATAAGTTGTTTCCAGTTCTTGAACAGTCTCTTTTGTTACTTCCAGATTCCACTTGCCACGACTAACTTTGAAGTCAGTCAGTTTATTGGTGATGGTTTGATAGTTGAAGTCATTCATCTGACAGAAAGCTTTGATCTCAGCAGAGGTGACTGATTCGCCATAAGATTCGCGGAGGGAGTTGATGATGCTTTCTTTGGAGAGACCCATTTGTTTTGTTTGAACTGAAGTTATTATAGGGCAAAAAGAAAGGGTCCTAAGACCCTTGTGTTCACTTCTCAGATCGTCCATACTTGTATCGCATAGCCTGGAGCAACCATGCCTGAGTAAGAGACTTAGGACCATTCTCAAGAATATCCATTACCTTAGGGTCCTTCTCTGATGCTTTCGCGATTTCTCTCCAGTTGTCTTTGTATTCGGTCATGCCACCAAAGAAATAAATTCACCTAGAACTTTCTTATTTAGTTTTTTAGTCTTAAGAGACTTGATAAATGCAGACTTGATCTTTGCTTTAGTTGCACCTTCATCTACATCAAACTCAGTGTCCTGAGAAAGTGCAGATGCAGCAATGGCAAAGTAAGCATGATATCCAGAGTTTCTGATAGTAAAACTACGTTGCTTCTTCCACTCACTCTGAACTTTGATGAAATCACCACTCTCCTTACAATACAATTTCATAAATGAACTTGCATCACGACTCTCAAGAACACGAATACCAATAAAGTTCACATAAGGAAAATTATCTCGCAAGTTTGTAAGCATTTGATCTGCGAACCCATGAAATGAATAAGGAACCTTGTAAGTCTTACCAGTCTTACGATCACGAATAAAGCATGTATCAGGATTCAAACGACGATTGCCAATCTTCATCTCACCTTTGTATTCATATTCAACATGGCGAGAAAGATGATTTGCTTCACCATCACTCAGAACAATACACTGAACTTTCTGCAGTTTGTTCTCACTTTGGAACTTAGGAAGAATCTGATGCAGAGCAACAAAGGCTTCATTCAGAGGTGTTCCTGAAAGTCCCATACGTTGAGGAATACTATATGAACAACCCCAGGTATTGCTAAGGTAGTGAGCAATCCTCCAAATATTAATCATTTGACTCTCAAGTTCCTTTGCTGAAACTTTATTAGTGAGAATATTCAACATGGAAAAATACTCAGGAACACAAAGAAGATTTTCTTCTGCTTCATAATGAGGTTCCACATCTGGTACATCATATCTACCAGTTTCATAATCAAATGCAGAACGATTCCATTCATTAGTGAAAGCATAAACCTCAAAAGGAATAGAACACTTCTTACAGAACCAAATCAGATTATAAAGTTGCTTGATCGTGTCAAGCATGACATTAGTCATTGATCCACTCCAATCAAGAACAAATACAAGACCATGATTCTTACCTTCAGCAAGAGTAGTTACTTTCTTGAACAAATCTTCATTGTACTTGTACTGATGCAGTTTGGAGCAATCAAGAACACCAGTGCGAGCAGTAGTGGCTCGAGCATAGGAATCTGCTGCTTTCTTACACTCAAACTCTTTTACGAGATAGTTGACTTCTTTCTGAGCAGA